AAATCCAAATAGAATAGGCTACTCGGATCAATTTATGTTTAACCAAACTCCTGTTAATTACAATCTTTCTGCTACACCTGAAGGAGTACAGGGTGGACTAAATTTCACATTTAAAGATGGTGGAAATGTAGACAAATACGCTGGTTTAGGTTATAAACTTAAATAAATGAAATTAATTCAATTTATTATAAATATATTTAAACGAAAGGTAGAAAAAGATCCTCATGAAGAACATTGGGGTATAGGTGCATCATGATTGAAATTACAGATGAATTAAGAGCTAGAGTCACTTCTGCGGAAGGAATTGTTGACCACGTATATTTGGACAGTTTAGGAAAAGCCACGATTGGCATAGGCCACCTTATTAAACCACATGAAAGAGAAAGATTTCCTGAAGGAAAAAAAATTTCTAGAGAAGAAATAGATGAACTATTTGATTTAGATTTAAACAGAGCAGCAGCGGGAGCTGATGCTTTAATTGAGGAATGTATTGGTCACGATTTACCTGTTCATATAGAACACGTTATTGTGGAAATGGTTTTTCAACTAGGAACTCAAGGTGTCCGAAATTTCTCCAAGATGTGGAAAAACATGAGAAACAAGAAGTGGAAAGAAGCTTCGGATGAAATGAAAGATTCTAGGTGGCATAAGCAAACCACCAACAGATGTGAACATCTAGCTGAAATAGTAGCTAATACTTAAAGAGTTCTTCTAATAAAATTAGGGAACTGACCTTCTTCTTTGTAAAATCTATACGCTGCATACCAATCTTTTTTGTACTCTGCTTGGCAGAATTCTTTGATGGATTCATCTTTATCTTCTTGCTTAAACAAGTTTAAGAAATGATCTTTTGCTTTGTTGGTTAAGTTAAACATTATTATCTCCTTGGTTTATTTCGAGGAGAATATAATACTTATTCTTCTTTTTTACTTATGCTTTTTTGAGACGCTAGGTGTTCTTCTATGGCTTCCCACACTTCTATATTAGACCAGTGTGCTTTGACACAATCAGATATATCCTCATGTAACACTTTCAACATTTTAATATCCATAGTCACTGGACTACCTGTGTTGTCTACAATGTGTTTTATTTCTTGTTTTGTTAAGCTAAGTTTAAGTTCTCCGTTTTGATACATTATTCTCATTTTGCTTCTCCCCAATTGTTTCCTATTGCTACATCGACCTTGGAAGGAACACTCATTTCAATCGTGTTTTCCATAATATCGATAACTTTTTTCTCCACTTCAGGATCGCCATTAAGACTAATGGCTAGTTCATCGTGAATTTGAATCATAGGATTGATACCTTCTTTATCTAAATCAATCATGGCTTTTTTTGTTTGATCAGCCGCTGACCCTTGTATCAACCTATTTAAAGCTTTATACGTCCCTGATCTTTTCAAAGGAGTATATTCACCATACTCTTCTTTAGCTCTATCCAAAGGATAAGCCTTGTAAGAACCAAATGCTTTTGGCTCCCATAATTCAAAACGACATCTTCGACCTAAGAAAGTCTTCACTGCACCTTTTTTATTCGCATGATCAGATACTGCATTAGCTAACTGTCGAACAAAAGGGACTCTCTCATTATATTGTTTAATCAAAGACTTGCCTTCCTCAGGATCAATACCTAATTGATCAGATAATTTTCCTACACCCATACCATAAAATAGTCCTAAATTTATTGTTTTAGCGCTCTTACGAGGTATGTTTCCTATTTCAGCCATGATTGTATGAAAATCTGTTTCTTTATTTTCGTTATAAGCTTTCACAATTTTTTCAGCACCCTCTAGTTTCACGATATTTGCATAGTGACTAACGAGTCGTGGCTCTTGTTGAGAGTAGTCAAAAGAACCCCACTTCTCTCCTTCTTCAGGCAAAAACAATCCTCGAACTAAAGAACCGATTTTAATATCTGATTGAGCATCGTCTTTCGCAGGAATTTGTTGAAGATTAGGGTTAGAATAACTAAATCGACCTGTCAACGTACCACCATTTTCTGTTCGTAGCTGATTAATATTTGCATGTATTCTTCCATTATGTTGATATTTTTCTATCGTATGAAGGAACGTGGTCCGTGCCTTGTTGAAATTTCTGGCCTGAACAATTGCCTTGGGTACAGGATGAGGATGAAACTCTAAAAAGCTTTTTGTAAAACTAGGATTACCTTTATCTGTTTTAGGATATTCAATCTTACATTGATCAAAAACAGTGGCAATAGAACGAGCAGCCCATATATCACATTTGAGCTCTGTCTTATCGAAAATAAATTTCATTAAATCGTTTTCTTTTCTAATAAAAGTTTTTTCAGCTTTCTTTAATTGTTCTAAATCAACTCTTACGCCTTTTTTTCTCATCTTCATAAGAATAGGTATAAGGTCAGTTTCTAAATCAAAAACTGTTTCAAGATCTTGTTGAACTATTTCAGGTTTTAATCTATCCCAAAGTTTTAAAGATAGCACTGCATCTTGTTCAGCATATTCTCCTACATATTGAGAAGGTATTTTAAACATTTCGCTTTTAGGATTAACACCCCATTGTGCTGCTGTTTCATTTAAAAGAAATTCGTTTTTACTTTCAGCTAAATACTCTTTTGATACTGCATTTAAAGAATAACTAAATTTGTTTTCATTAATTAATGGAGCAGCAATCATTGTATCAATGATACGACCATTCCATTTGACTCCTTCAGCTTCTAACCAACCAAAGTCATAGGTAGCGTTATGAGCTATCTTTTCTCCTTCGCCTGAAAGCATTTCATTTAGCCAGTCAAACACGACTCGTGGATCGTGATTAAATCCTGTCTCATGTCGAATAGGATAGTACCCCTTCCAACCGTCTACAGCTATAGCAACACCAATTATTTCTCCGTCATTAGTAGCCCAACCTGGGCCCTTCTCTATAATGTTTGGATCCTTAGTCTCTAAATCTATTGCAATTTTATCTGCGTCTTTGATATTTGGAAAATCCATAGGTGGAACCCACTCGGATTTCGGTTTAAACATCCCTATTTGTTTACTCATATTCTATATGCCTCCCGCGATTGTGGCGTTATTATAAATAAGTTTTCTTTAGCTCTAGAAAAAGCAACATAAAATAATCTATGTTCGCTAATCGGATTAATACGATATTCTTCGTATGCCATTTTTCCTATATCTAATGAAACAATAACATTGTCTGCTTCACCACCTTTTTGTTGATGAATAGTAGATAATGTTACTCTTGGTTCTAAGGCTAAGTCTTCACCTCTTGTTTCTAAGTTTTCTAAATACGCTTTTGTTTCTGTATTAATTGTTGTCATTACTTCTGTCCAAGGCGTTTCAAAGTCAACTGTTAATCCAAAATCATCTTTCAGATCTTTAAAAGATAATTTCTTATCAGGAAAAGCTTTTCTTTGTTCTGCGATAAGTTTTTTATTACCACGAACTACGTATTCTTTTCCTAAACACTTGTATAAATTTTCGATCAGCCTTATAGGAACTTTATTGTTTTCATTTCTCATCAAATCTTTCCAAGTAAGAATAGCATTTCTTTCCTTACTTCCAATAGAATATCTGTATTTACTGTCTTTTAATTTAACTCTAAAAAATATATTTTTCTTTCTCATGACTTCTTCCATGTCATCACGAATAGTTCTTGTTCTACCCATTATCAACCATGTACCTTGGTTCATATCTAAATGATACATGCCTCTAATAAACTCAACAGATCCATCTCTGTTAGCAGGAGACCATTTAATATCATCATAACCTATGATCTGTTCTTCAACACGATTAACAATTTCCCAGACTTTTCTTGGAACTCTTTTTGATTTATCCAAAACAATTATATTTTTAGCTTCATCTTTAACTTGTATTGCTTTTGATACGTCTGCATCTGCCCAAGTATAAATAGCCTGATTAGGGTCCATGGCGAGGTAACTTTTTTCTGAGTTTCTCCATATTTTTTCTGCCATTTTCCACTGTATCGTAGACATATCTTGAGACTCATCAAAGAAAACAACTTTAAAAGCCTTATAAAAGCTTCCATTAACATAGTTAGTAATTAAGTCAGTAAAATCTACTTTTGGTCCTTGGTCCTTAACTAAATACCCATTAGTTCCATTTGTAAATTTTTCATAACCAAAGTTTTTGTAGTCTCTTAATCCCTTATCTATGTACTCTAGTTTGTGCCAAATAATATCTTTTGCAAACATGGCCCAACAATCACGTAAAGGTATGTCTCTTCTTTTTGCTTTTTCTATAAGATCAACATATTTGTCGTCATAGTTGTTGAAAAATATGTCATCATCATTATTAACGTTAATATTAATCCTAAGTTCATTTGATATATTCCTCCAATCATTATTACTTAGTATGTGCTCTCTCGTAAGACCCATTTGCCTTAATGCGAAAGAGTGTAAGGTACTAAAATTTTCTAACTGATTTAATGGTACTTTAAATTTTTGAGAGGCTCTTTGTTTAGCCTCATCAACTGCTTTATTAGAAAAAGAAAAAAAAGCTATCTCATCTATGTTTATTTCATTAGATAAATATTCTTCTATTTTATCTAAAATAAAAGTTGTCTTACCTGTCCCTGGAGGACCAATAACAACAGTAGGAGTTTTCTTATCCAATAAACTCATGTGCGTAGCAAACCCTTTCTTTATGTTTTTCTCTTAATTCTTGACTATAACCACCAAAATTAGAAGTCTTTTTTCCTGTAGCTATTCTATTTAATTCTTTTTCATAATCGTCTTTTCTATTTTGTTTATTATGAGTTGTTGGTCTCCATTTTTCAGGATGAGCTTCTCGATATTCACCGAAACGAGGATGAGCTGTTTTAGAAAAGAAGCGATGACCGAGGACCGTGAATTGTTTTGCCACTGCCTCAGACAAACGAACGCCTAAGCCTAATCCTTGAAAATCAGGAAGTATCACTGTCCTGTGTTCCCTCCACGCTTTTTCTTTGATTGTTCCTGAGGGAAAAAAGATAACTGATGAAAATCCGACTGGGGTTCCGTTCCATGTGGCAACCCAACATCGTGTAGCTGTACTGATGTTTCCTGTGAGATAGTGATGCTCAGCGAAGTATGACCAAATTTTGTGGGAACAAGGAACGACTTCCAAAACAATCTTGGGTCGCCTAAGAGACCCCCGTGATACCACCTTACTAGAGTTTGTATCAAACACCCAGTCAGGTTGTAACCAGTCAATGATATCATAGTGACATGACGCAAAGACAACATTTTTAATATCTTTATTTCGAATAAATTTTTGCAAAGCATTAGAACAAGACTTCGCTACATTACGATCCACCACACTAGTGAATTCATCAATAACTGCATTATCTTTTACTCTCCTAGCTAAATCAGATCGAAATCTTTCTCCTGTACTTAAAACGTGATAAGGTCTCATCCAAGAAGGAATAGAATTAAATCCAACAGAAGATAATCTTTCTTGCGCTTCTTCTGGTGTATCAAAGTGAGAACAAACAGCTTTGTTTGAGTCCCACTGAATATTTTCTTCTTCTCCATATTCTTTTAACAAACTTGATTTACCACTTCCTGAAGCTCCAACAATTAAACCAATATTAAATCCTTCTTTTGGTTTTTGAAACTCTGGTAGAGTAAACTCTGTTTGACCATCAAATTGATAGTCAAACATTCTACTGATCTCATTAGTAATGTTATCAGTTTGTACTTGTGATTTTAGTTTTTTCAAAACGGTATTTCCTCCTCTATATTTTCTTTTTTCATATCAGGAACATCTAACTCTACATCTTCTATGTTTAATTGCTTTATTTTCCATAGTCTCATTCTTGTGTTCTTAACACTCCTGATAGTGTCGTCAGCATTATATTCTTCTTTTAGTCTCATTGTTACCCAAGGTCTTGACTCTTTAAAATCATTTCTTTTTAAATGATCCATTAAGTCTTTGAGAGCAAAATAAGTAAATCCTTCTTCAGTGTAAGATTTACCTAAAAATATATCTGCTATTGTTAGAGCCTCGCCTTGATGTAAACAAAACTCTTCTAACAATTCTTTAAACTCACCCTTCTTTGTTACTTCTTCAGGTGGATGATCAATAGAAATAGACTCAAATAAATCACTGTATGTTTGATTCCATTCTGCTGAACTCATGTTCATAATACCTTTATTAAGTTGTTCTAAACAGGCTTGAATAATTTTTTTATGAGTCATCAAATCCTCTGTGTTAGCTATCTCTATTCTTCTGTCGTCTACATTTAAAAAATATCTAGGTGGATCCGACTTATATACTTTTAAATCAGAATAAACTGGATGATCTCTATCACCCTCACTGCCAATACCGAAC